TCTACTCTTTCAAAAAAGAGTGAAAATGACAACTTCGGACAACACTTTTAACGGAGAATTGCTATCGAGCATCTTCCGAACATCGAAGAAAACCATACAGGAATATGTGCGAGAAATCGAGCGAAATAACCGCTATCGTTCGGTTCGTGGAGACATAGAATCGGGCTACATTCTCGATGACCGCTCCAAACTTATTGACCTCTATGATGCTTGCCTTCAGCAGGACGCACATATACGCTCCGTAATCGAGACTTTGGAGAGCCAAATTCTTGGTGACAGGTATATGCTTGCCCGCGTGAACGAGAAGGGAAAGTACATCAAGGATGTGCAGAACACCCAGAAGATTCAGGGCTCTCAGTTCGATAAAATCATCAAGGGCATTGTGGAGTCGAAACTATATGGCTACACATTGCTGGAGATTATGCCCACTATCGACCCGAAGACCGGAAAACTTGCAGAGGTAAACAGCATCGAGCGTCGTAATGTGCTTCCTGACCAGAAGGCGGTACTCAAGCGTCAAGGTATCTGGGAACCACATTGGGATTTGCGCAATCCTGCCTACCAGCAAAACTATGTGCTTATATCGTCAGGCGACCTCGGACTCTTCTCAGCCACTACGCCACTTATCCTTGCCAAGAAGTTTACCGTAGCCAACTATGTAAACTTCTCTCACACCTATGGTCAGCCCATCATTCACGGAAAGACCGTATCGGAGAGCAATGCAGACCGCAAGCGATTGGCAAATGAGATTGCCAATGCTGCTCAGAACAAGGTCGTGGTAACGGGAATCGAGGATGAGGTTGATATCAAGACCTTCACGATGTCGAACTCGGAAAAGATATACACAGGTCTTATAGAGTTTGTAAACAGCGAGGTGGCAAACCTTGTGCTCGGTTCAGAGTCTATGGCTGGTGGTATGCAATCCTATGTGGGCTCTACAAAGGCTCATCAGGATATCTTCCGTGAGCGTATCGAGGTCTATCGCCGATACATCGAAAACATAATGAACGAGGAGATTGTGCCTCGCCTGGTTGCTATGGGTTATATCCCTGCGGGTTTGGAGTTCAAATACTCGAACCGCATCGATATGAACAACGAGGACCGTATCAAACTCTACTCGCTCATTACGGATAAGTACGAAGTCTCGGCCGATGAGATTGAGAAGGAGTTCGGTATCAATGTGGGTAAGCAACTCAATGTAATGTCTGGTATTGGCGGTACTGGAGGTGTTACGCCCGGTGTGAGCCACAATGACCGAGGGGTTATGTCCGATGAAGAGTATTACCGCCGCTACGGCAGACAGCGAGGCTCACAAGTGGCAAATTTTCTTCTGGGAGCGAAGTCGTAGCCCAACTTCCGCTCCCAGATGTAGAGGCAAAAGGGCAAGAGAGTGAAGTACAACGGGAGTATGAGGTTATTCGAGATGCTTTCCGCAGGCTTATACATCACTGGGAGAACAGTGCAGAGCGCGAGGACATCATCGAGGATATTATAACTCATCGATGCTCATTCCTGATTGACCGAGCATTGAGAGGTTTGGCGTTGGACTTTGACGAGGCATTAAGCATACTGCGTAATCACAACAACTTTACGACAGAGCGTGAGCGGCAGCAGCACGAAATACTCGTGGCCGCCATCGATAACCTCATTGACTTTGCAGCAGCCGAGGAGATGACGATGATAAGCGAACTACCCGAAGAGATTGACAAGGAGTGCTTGCTCGACTACGAAACAATCTGTGAGCAGTATAACCTCACCTATGCCGAGGCAGAGAATGAGCAAGTCCTCTTTGCAGCAAAGATGGCTGCGTGGTGGATGGCAGTAAATGCCGAGTCTGTTATTACATATATGACGCAGGGGGACGAGCGCGTGCGCCCGTGGCACCTTTCACTCGAAGGTGTGTCGTACCGCAAGTCGGAGTTTCCGGCAGAGTTGATACCGCCCATCGAATGGGGATGCAGGTGCTATCTCATTGCAAATGGCTTTGCTGGAGTAAGAGCATCTTTGAGCATAGACAAGTGTCGCTCGATGGTTGATCCTGTATTCCGCGAGAGCCTTGCAACGGGTGGCAGAATCTTTACCGATGCTCATCGCTACTTTGATACACAGTTGCCAGAGTTTGTACAGAAAATTGTCAAACGCCTAAAATCGAAGTTCTATGAGCAAGATAACGATTGATCAGTTCTGTGCACAGTGGCGAAACGGTAACTACCGAATGTTAGGAAGCAAACTCTTCTACAATGCCCAGGACTTTGTTACGGCGGCGGGTGAATATGCCAAGCAGCAGTTTCAATCCTCTTTTGAGCGAGGAGGTTTCAACGGCAGTAAATGGCCAGCCCGCACATCAAAGTGGGGAAAGAAGTTTACCCATCCGACAATGATTGACACCGGCACGCTGTCAAGAAGTATCAAGGGAGAGCGAGGTCGCTCATTGGAGTTTGGCAAACTGCACGGCAAGGGAGGCTTTCGCCGTACCACACATTACGACATTTGGACTACGGAGGTAAGTTCCTACATCCGAGGCAAACGAGGTAAGAAGCGAGGCAAGTATAAAAACTACGCTGCGGTGCATAACACAGACCCGAAGTTCGGACTATACACCGTAAACCAATACTCAACACGCCGCCCTATGCATCGTCAGTTTATAGGTTTCTCGCCCAACATTGAAGACCACATCAACGGTCTTCTAGATATGATTTTTGAAGGATTCCCGAAATGATAAAAGATAAGCATAACAAACCGCAAACAGAAGAGCCAACACCTCCCGTAGAGAGTGTTCCCGAGAAGGTATCCGAAAACCCTTTTGTGAATATGTACGATGCTGTGCGTCGAGCCATTCTCACTGTGCGTGAAGATCCCGATGACCCCACATCACCACCTCTCTTCAAGACCATCGCTATCGACAACGGCCAGTTCACTCGTCTTATCCGTAGTGAGAACTTGGAGTATGAGATTGCCTTTCCTGCGGTCTTCATACACTTTGTTAATGTACGCTACCTCGTAGCCCAGCAGCGTATTGGCGAGGGACGGGCAACAATGCGTGTGCGCTTTATTCTTAACACGCTCAATAACTCGGACCCGGAGCGCGAGTGTGACCCGTTCATTGTCTTCCAGCGATTGAATGTAGCAATTCAAGATGCCAAGAACCGAGAACCGGCACTTAATGAGCGATGTAACCTCACTTACTTCGATATGCCTCTTACCACCAATATGCTTCAGGCGTATTGGATAGACTATGAGGTATGGTTCCGTGAGTACTCGGCTTGGAAGTATCGCGACTGGGTAAAACGCTATCTTGTTATGCCGCCATTTACGCAGCATAGCGATGCTCCGCAGCACGATATCGATAACCACGGTCAGCACAGTACACCGACATACGATGAGGCAACAGGGTTTGAGCCGTCTGTTGAGGTTGAGGATAAAATTCCTGACGATGAATAAACCTTTTTATTTCAACACCACTACTCTTATCCAAAAGAGAGTTCACAATGGATATCAATACACTTCAATATGTAGTCGGCGAGGTTAAGGCAGATGCCCCCGCTACAATTCGATTCTTCGGTAGCGTTACCGAGGAGAACACATCGCGCTTTAACGATGAGTTTGACTTCCTTGAGAATGTCATTCGTCCCTCGTGCATACGCGTACTTATTAATTCTGAAGGTGGCAGCGTGCTCTACGGTATGTCTACATACTCGACAATCGCCAACTCAAAGGTCGATACCGAGTGTGTTATCGAGGGTGTGGCTGCATCTATGGCCTCGATTATCTGGGCAGCAGGCAAACGCTCACTTATGCGTGACTATGCAATCCTGATGATTCATAACCCTATGATGCCTTCGGATGAGGATATGGATGTAGATACCAAGGCGATGGTCAAGGCATTCACCAAGCAGATTGAGACCATCTACCGTAAACGCTTCGGGCTTAAAGCCGAGCATGTACGAGCGATTATGGATGGCGAAGCAGGCAGAGACGGCACCTACTTCGATGCCCAGGCGGCTGTGAAGGCAGGCATTATCCCCGCCGAGAACATTATCCACACCTCGAAACAACTCTGTGAAAAGGTACACAGTGAGGTTGCCTCGATGACCGATACCACGGCAATTCAGGAGCTAATGAGCCGAGTTAGTGCCGAGAATAAACTTTTTGAAAACAACATTCCTACTCTTAATCAAACAGCAAATGATATGGCTAACGAAAACAAAACACAAGGATTCGAGTTCGGGGCGATAGCAGCCTCACTCGGTATGAAGGACAGTGATGTCAAGGATGTAATGGCCCGCATCT